AAGATGGTCTTCCCATTCAATATGGGACTCAAAAGGCTGTCTCCGACACTGCAGGCGATTATCTCGTCTATGGTGAAACTAGAGAGATCGAACAGCTTATTCCCTTAGTTCCTATGCAACAGGGCTCAGGTAATACGCCTCTCATTGCTGCTCCGCCTACCACGTTCTCTGGAACGGGTAACTTCGCAGCTGCGGGAATCACCTCTCCTAACGTTCTCTTTCCTTTACAAATTACTGCTCCGATCGTTACTACGACTAGTGGCAATTTAGTCTTCAACAATACTAACGTCTTCCTTGAAGAGGTTACTGTTGAAGGTCTGATTACTGCTACTGGTGGTACTAGCATTGCAGTCGGATTAGTGGTTACCTCTCCAGGTACTCCTAATTCTACGTTTGTACAGGCTACTCCTAATGCAGGAGCTCAATTAATTACTACTCTTGCCACTGCCAATATGGTAGCTGGTCAGAGGGTTTCGTTCACTCAGCTCAGTACTACAGGTCTCCGATGGGATACCGCAACTGCAGTCGGGACTAGCGGAGCTTGGTTGGGTAATGTTCCTTTAGTGACTAATGCTATTACTCCGCTGCCAAATGCAGCTTGGATTAGCACTATTGCTACAGGTGCATTTACTAACGGGTTAATTAAACTTCGCGTTAGATACACAATCTATGGTAACATTAGCTTCTAATGTTTAATGTTGTGGGGGTCTTCGGATCCCCCACTACAGAAAGGAAATATAAATGGTTATTAATACAGCTCAGATTGATTTAATGGGCGGACTTGATGAAGTCGTAATGAATCAACGTGTTAGAGCTTATGTTCCAGGTACACCTAGTGTATCAGGAGGTCCAGGTGTTCAATATGGTACTCTTTGGATGCAGGGAACTGGTATTGCTGCTAATTTAGCTACAACGACTCCTCAAGCTATTACAGCAGCTCAACTTGGTACTGGGATTATTGTCCAGTCTCCTGCTGGTGCTACTGTGTGGAATTTAGATACGGCTACTAATATTTTAGCCTATATGAATCTTAATTCTGCTGGAGTTCAAGTTGGTGATATTCTTATGTGTGATGTAATTAATGCTAATGCTACAAATTCTATTACCATTAACTTTGGTACTGGTGGAAGTTTTGACACAGGACAAACTGCATTAGTTATGTTGGCTAATACTTCTAGAACTTTGTTCTTTCGTATAACTAACATTACAACTCCCGCTTATGTGGTCTACGGATAATGTCAGATAAAGTCACTCTAGGTAGTGTAGGAAATATAGATAATAGTTTACTTACTACCATAAATAATAATAATGCTCTAACTACTACTGCTATTAACAATACATTATCTAGAGATGGCACCAGTCCTAACCAGATGTTTGCTAATCTGGATATGAATAGTTTCCAGATTCTTAACTTACCTGCTCCTAGTAGTATTAACTCTCCGTTAAGATTATCAGATATTGCTGTCTTCTCTCAACCAGTTAATATTATCACAGCTACTACAGGTACGACTGGACATGTTGTTCCATTCTTAGATGGGACTAATACTTGGTCTGCTCCTCAGAATATAAATATATCAGCTTTGGGAGTAGGACCTGGTTTCTCTATTGGTGAAACTACAGGCAATGTAACTACGGGTTCTAACTCTTCACTAAACAGTATTAATATTGTTGATAGTTTGAACTCTGGAGCTAATAGTGTAGCTGGTTTCTACGTAGGTCAGGTAATGAATTCGTCTAATGTACAGGGTACTAGAAATACTCTTGTTGGACAAATAATCCTGAATGCTCCGACTAGTGTTTCTAATCCAAACAGAGTTTACATTGGTGTCGAAGGAGATGTTTTTGCAAACTCCGGTGACAATGGTACAGGAGTTACATCAGGAACTGGGGCTGGAGGATTTACAGGTGGTAAATTCCAATCATTTGCTGGAGGTGCTGCTACTAACTTATTGACTCTAAACGGAGTTACTATTGCTACTACCATGAGTGCAGGATCTAGTACATGGTCTAAATCTGGATTACAGATTTTTGGTTCAAGTTCAGATGCTGTTGCTGGCAGTGGGATTAGTACTATGATTTGGTTAGCTAATCAAAATAGTGCAGTTAAATGGAATAACGCTATTCTAATTGATAATTTCGGGGGTGTGGGTTCATTTCCTATAGCTACTTCAGGAACTATTATTAAAACAAGCACAGGAACCGTAACCAATGGTATTGATTTTACTGCTACTACATTTAGTGGTTTATCTTTCGCAAGTAATGGTTTCTCTGTAGGCGGCACTGGTTCTATTACTTTAGGGGGTCCAGGTGTTTCTAGCGGTAATATTAATTTCACTGGACAAACTAGTGGAATTGTTACGTTCGGAGTACCCGCAGTAGCTAATCAAATAACTGTTAATGTACCTCTTAATGTGGGTATTGTTGGGACTACAGCAGGTTCAATAAATCTTGCAGGTCAGACAAGTGGTTTTGCTAATCTAAGTTGTTCTACAACTGGAGGGACTCTTCAATTAGGTTCTGGCAATCTTACTATCAGTTCTGTCGGAAATCTTGCTACTATAGGTTTCATTAGTGCTACAGGAAGTATAGTCGCTAATAATGCAAGTACTTTATCTGCTGGCGGATTATCTGGAGTTGGCTATCTATTTTCAAGTACTGCTAACTTTGGTCTGTTCTTTGGTTCAGGCGTACCTACTCTAAGCGCTGCTAAAGGTAGTTTCTATCTTCGTAGTGATGGCACAACTACAGCAACTAGAGCTTACATAAATACTGATGGCGGTACTACTTGGACTAATATAGTTACAGGTGCATAATGGAACAAAAAGTTAAAGCTTTACTTGGTGAGTATGCATTCACAGTCGCTGCTCTTCAACATCAAATAGAACAACTACAAGAGGAAATAAAGAAATTAAATGAAGACAAGCCTAAACGGTCGAAGTCTGATTGAATCCTTTGAAGGTCTTATCCTTCAATCGTATGATGATTATAATGATCATATAGTTAATCCAGGAGACACAGTTCATGGGACTCTTACTATTGGTTATGGGCATACCAGTGCTGCTGGTGATCCTAGCGTATTTCTTGGGCAAGTACTTACACACTCTGACGCGGATAGAATCCTCGGACAAGACCTCGGACGAGTCGAACAAGAAGTAAACTCTCTTGTTAAAGTTCCTCTGAATCAGAATCAATTCGATGCTCTTGTCTCATTCCAGTTTAATACTGGAGCCTTAGGACATTCTTCTGCTTTACCTCTTTTAAACGAAGGTAAGTATACAGAAGCTGCAGATCATCTATTATTATATGATAAAGCAGGTGGTAGAACTCTAGCAGGTCTAATACGTCGTAGGAAGGCCGAGGAGAAGCTTTTCCTATCACAGGCCACTACCCTACCGGACACCTCTGTAAAACCTACCAGTGACGCTCCTACGAGCTTCTGGAGCCATTTAATCAACCTTATAACAACCTTTATGAAAGGAAAATAATATGTGGACTACATTTCTAGAATATGCCACTCCGATTGGAACCGTCGCAGGTTTCGTCGTGGGTTGGCTCGGAGGTCATTATACTTTTGTAGGTCTCAAGAATGGGATCGTTACAGAAGTTAATAACTTAAAGACAGATATGACTGCTGTTAAAGCTAAGTTACCCTAATGTGGAATCTTCTAGGTCTAATTCCTGGACTACTGACTACGGTTAACGGGATTACTACAGCTATCTCTAATGAAAGGATAGCTAAGATTAATGCGGCTACTGATCAAGAGAAAGTACAGATTGATGAACGTATTAAGACCTTAGAAGCTCAAAGAGATGTTCTCATTGCAGATAGTACACATAGTAACTTAGATCTTACTATGCGTACTGTTCTTGCAGCAGGTCCTGCTTTTATCTTAGCTAAAGTATTTATCTGGGATAAAGGTTTTGCTTGGTATGATGCTTCAACTACCATCAGTTCTGATCTTTGGAATGTAATTATGGTAACTATTGGTTTCTATTTCTTACATAACACTATAGTTGGTACTGCTAAAGAGTTTATGAAACAATAATGCAAAAGATGACTTTACTGCAGTTAGTGCAGAGTATATTAAGTTCTATGTCTTCTGACGAAGTTAATATGTTAGGAGATACTACTGAATCTATGCAAGTAGCTAACATAATCAAAGAAACTTACTTCAATGTAATTAATAGAGCTGGTCTACCTGATCAATGTGAACTGTTTCAGTTAAATCCGTTCACTGATCCTGTTCAACCTGTAATGATGACTAGACCTGACAATATTGCTAGAATGGATTGGATTAAATATTTCAATACTAATCCTTTTCAAGGTACTCAGTTTACAACTCAGTTCGGTGCTTTCAGCCATGGTCTTAATACAGATCTTATTACTAGTAATTGGAAGACTACATCTACTACAACTAATACCATCGGTACTGGTTTAAAGACATTCACTGTAGCTGCTAATCTTCCTGCCTTTGCAGGACAACAGGTAGGTGTTTCTTCTGGGTCTACTAATACCATGTTAGGGACTGTATTTAGTTATATAGGAACTACTTTGATTGTTAATGTGACTGCTATAGGTGGTTCAGGTACATTCAGTGTCTGGCAGATCCAGTCTACTGCAGGTCTAGGAGCTATTCCAGGATATCAGTATGTAACTATAATTCCTGTTCAACAGTTCTTAGATATGACTAGTGCTTTCAATCCTACAGATACTAATATAAATTCATTTCAATTTAGAGTGAATGAAGAGAACTTTACGTTCTACTATAGGAATGATCATCAGCCTTTATATTGTACTGTGTTAGAGAACTTCTATGTAATATTTGATTCTTTTGATAAGACTCAAGATGCTACTTTACAAGCATCTAAGACTCAATGCTACGGACAGTTAATTCCTCAATTTTTAATGGAAGAGAACTTCATTCCTGAGTTAGACAACAAACAGTTTCAGTTATTGCTCAATGAAGCTAAGTCCTTAGCTTTCTATGAACTTAAACAAATGCCGCATCAGAAGGCTGAACAGGAATCTAAACGTCAATGGATTAACGTAGAGAAGACTAAATCTTTGACTAATAAACCTACCTATTTAAATCAACTGCCTAACTTCGGAAGACGTTCTGGAACAGGTGGATATTCAGGAATGAGGGATACAAATGCTCGCTTCTTTGGCGGCTATCTCGCCGGATAGGACTAAGATGACGTCAGATGATAGAATCCTGGCGTTAGAGATAACAGATGGTAAGAAAGCTAACGATAGTCTTGTAGATAAAGATAATAATCTTCATGCTGTCTTACTTCAGAATAATCTATGGACTCTAAAGTATGAACATGGATTCTTACCTAATCCTCTTAGAAATCTGTCTTTTACTAATTTTAATCTTCTATTAAAATATGTCAAAGAATATGTTGAAAGAAGGGGTATGAGAATTAAAGAAATTGTAGATGTATGGCATTAAATCCTAGCGTACAGAATAACTTTACTGGTGGTCTTAAGACTGAATTCACTGCTTTGAACTTCCCTGAAAATGCATGTACTCAGACAGAGAACTGCATTTTTACTATTATTGGAGATGTTTTACGTAGAGAAGGTTTTGACTATGAAGCTAATTCTGTTTTATTTAATATTAATAGATCTAATTCAGCTATCAATACCTATAAGTGGAATAACGTAGGTGGAGATGGTCTTACTCAGATAATAGCTCTTCAGGTAGGAGGGAAGATATTCTTCTTTAAATCTAGTAGTGCTACTGTAGTCTCTCCTTTATCAACACAGTTATTAGGTTCTAATATAGCTTTAATTAACTTTGTATCTCAAGGAGGTACTTTCGATCCGACTATTGAATGTCAGTTTACAGATGGTAATGGTTATTTATTTATCTTTCATCCAAACCTAGATACTATATTCTGTACTTATAATGCTGTTAATTCATTTGTAACTCCTACTATAATTGATCTTAAAATAAGGGATGTGTTTGGTATCCCTGAACCAGGAGTAGCAGATAACTTCAGACCTACTGTTCTTTCTTCTGAACATACTTATAATTTAACTAATCAAGGATGGACTCAAGGTTCGAATTGGTCAGCTCAAGGTAATTTAAATGGTAATGGTGCTCCTTGCGTAGGAGATATTATTACTTTAGCTATTAGTTCACAAGTTAATACGACTACAGTTACTAATGGAAATAGTCTTACATTCGCATTCCAAGCAGGACAAGTTGGTTCTAATAATGGTAACAATAACTTTGTAGCTAATGTTACTGGTATTGTTAATGCTTATGCTATTAGTACAGTAAGAATTCAAGTATCTACTATAGACTATAATTGTAAAAATACTGCTCCTGGATCATGGTCTGGAGGTAATTTCAATCTAAATACCAATCAAACAATAACATTAAAACTAACTAATGTAGGTTTTCTAAATACTTGGTTTACTGCTTTAAGTAGCTATCCATCTAATTCAGACATATGGTGGCTATACAAAGACGAACACGGTGCTTTTGTTCCTTCTACTACCTTTACTAATGTACAACAGAATATCGGAGCAGCTCCCAAAGGAACCTATATTCTAAATGCTTTTAGACAACAGAGAACTTTAACATCTAATATTCCTGGTCTGACTGATGTTATAACTGTAGCTAGACCAGCTACAGGAGCTTGGTTTCAAGGTAGACTATTTTATACAGGGGTTAATGCTTCTCAGCAAGCTGCTGGAGATGAACCTTATTATACTTGGACAGAGAATATTTATTTCTCTCAGACAATAATTTCAGGAACTACTCAGTTTGGTAAGTGTTATCAAGTTAATGATCCTACATCTCAAACTCTATTTGATATATTACCTACTGATGGTGGAGTAATAACCATACAAGGAGCTGGTACTATCTATGAGTTATTCCCTATTCAAACTGGTCTTATTGTTAGGGCTGCTAATGGTGTGTATTTTATATCCGGAGGATCTGGAGTAGCTTTCCAAGCTAATGATTATTCAGTAAGTAAGATATCTAATATCCAAAGTATATCTTTTACTAAGGCTGTTAATGTTCAAGGTTGGCCTATGTTCTGGAATGAAGAAGGTATCTATTATGTTACAGTCAGACAGAATTCTAGTTCTATCCGTAGTCCAGATATTAATCTAGATGTTAAAAATATATGTCTAGGAACTATCCTATCCTTCTACGCAAACATACCTCTGCAAAGCAAGAAGTTTGCAAGAGGAGACTACAATCCTTTAGATTACATAGTTCAATTCTGTTTCAGAAGTACAAATGAATCTACCGTAACTGATAGATATCAATTCGATAGCATTCTTAATTTCAATATAGCTACTCAAGCATTCTATCCATATCAGATATCTACATCTACTAATTCTCCTTTCATACATGGAATAAACTATGTGGCTGGTCCAGGAGGAAGCACATCTCCTACTCCTATATTTAAATACATAACTTCTCAATTTAGTTCCGGTACTGGAGGTGGCTCACATTTTACTTTTTCAGAAGAAAGAGATTCTACATTCGTAGATTGGAGTACTTCAGGATTTCCTTTAAACTATGTAAGTAACTTTATCACTGGATATAAGTTAACTGGTAAAGGTATAGTTAAGTTTCAACCTACTTATGTCTATGTCTACTCTAACAATGGTACTAATACTTCTTATAAGATCCAAGGTGTATGGGACTATGCTATATCAAGAGATTCGCATAGATGGGGAGTTCCTCAAACAATTAATAACTTCTTAAATACTCTTAACTTTAGTAAAGTATTTCGTAAACATAAGATAAGAGGTAAAGGAGTAGTTCTTCAATTTCAAATTCTATCCGTAGATGGTAAACCATTTGATATAATGGGTTGGACTGTTATGGATGAGACACAGGAAAAAATGTAATGTTAGGTGCAGCGTTTGGTTTGCAAGCAGTAGGAACAGGAATGCAGATAGCTGGTGGTATTAATGCCATGCATGCTCAGAAAGAAGAGGCAGAAGCTTCTAAGGGCATCACCCTGCTTGAGCAACAAGCAGATGTACAACGTAGACAGGCTATGGAATTAAGTGCTCAGAGGTCTTCTCTGGAGGTTACACGTAATGCTCAGAGAGCTAGATCCATGGGTACAGAGAATGCTGTAGCTGGAGGTTCTCAGCTAGGTTCTGGATTGCAGGGTGGATTATCTCAGATACAAGGACAAGCTACGACTAACCAGGTAGGTATCAGTCAGAATCTTCAGATTGGTAGAAGCTTATTTGATATCAATCAGAACATTAGTGCAGCTAGGATTGCAGAATCTAATGCTAAAGGTAAGGAAGCTCAAGCTCAGGGTATTGCTTCTATGGGTTCAAGTATTTCTAAGTTAGGTGGTATGGGGATGTTTGGTGGTGGTGGTTAATGGCTGAAACAGCTCCCATCTCTCTACAAGATACTAATCAGAATCAAGTACAGCAGGCTCCTTTAATTAATATGTTTCAAGAAGACAATCCAAGTCTTCCTGATGATGTTGTAACTAAGAGGGCTTCTAAAGCCACATTTGGTTTATTAGACCAAATTCCTAATAGACCTTATGATGATTATTTTCGTTCTATAACTTTAGGCCAAGAACCTCAAGTTCGTAAAGAAGTAGCCTCTACTTTAGATTATCAACGTACTTTAGAAAGATACAAGCGTATTGATGATTTAACCATATCTAAAGGTAGTTCATTAACTTCAGATGATATAACAAACTTACAGAACTTTATCAATGTTCCTCCTGCAGATCCTAGATCTGTCTTCGAAGATAATTATTCTAGAAAATATATGGATACTCTTCGTCAAGCTCCAGGTTTCCCTGGTTCATGGTACGATGATGTCTATCAACAGAATCCTGAAGTAGTTCAACGGATTGAGAATGTTGGGAGTACTTTCTTAGCTAAGAAAGAATATGCTAGAACTGGTAGAGAGAATGCTGAAGGTAGATCTAAATCTCAATCTATCTTTGGTGATATAGCAGATAGAGCTAAAGAGCTTATACCTGGGTATGTAGAGTATAATCTCAGAATGGCTACACCTTCTGGTGAGTCTGCTTTTCAAGGATTATTAGGTACTCAATTAAATCAAATGGCTTTAGCAGGATTAGAGTTACCTCTGCCACAATTTAAAGATTGGTTTGATTCTAATATGAAAAGATTAGAAGATAAAGATCCTGGTCTTGCTGTACAGTTTGCTCATGCAGTAGAAGGACAATCCATGTCTGATACTGTTTTTAATAATGCTTTCACTATAGGAGATTTTAGTGGTATCTATGGAATAGGTAAAGGTACAGTTAAGTTTGTACGTGGTGCAGCTACTAAGGAATTAGATCGTAGAGAATTACAAGACATAACAAAACAAGTAGCTCAATCCTCTATAGGTACTGAGAAAGCTCCTCCTCAGGTAGTGGCCAATGCTGCTGCAGGAGATCTAGGAGAAGCAGCAGTTCATCAAGCTACTGCTGATGTAATGGCTGCCAGAACAGGTGCTGTAGCTCCAGAAGCTCAGGCATTAGATGAATTAACTTCGCATCTTAGAGCTCAAGAAGATAATATGAGGGCTACGCATGGACGTTATGGTCAAGAGATAGTCAATCGTGTTTTAGAAAGAGCTAGAACATTCAGAGCTAATCTTTCAGAAGCTATACGTACTCGTATGAAGGTAGAACGTACTTCAGAGGTAGTAGCTACTCAAGATGGTATTAGAGCTATCAAACAAGAGTTTTTAAACGATTATCCAGGAATAGATAGTTCTATTATCAATATTAATTCTTTCTTAGATTTAGAGGGATTAAGATATAACGAAGTAACCGGTACTAGAGAGATAGTAGCTCATTTAGGAAGACAAGTACCTAATGTACATGATATTGTTTTACAAGTAGGTAGACATACAGCAGAGTATTTTACTAGTCTAGAAGAGGCAAATGGCTTTGCTAAAATGTATGGTCTTATTAATCCTCAGATTAAGCAACAAGGATTTGGATATTATATTGAATTAAGTAAACCTCTTAATGAAACATCTCAAGTATCTAGAGATTTCTTAATGTCGACTACTGTATCTAAAGCTCCTGATAGTTATGTTAATGCTTTCTTAGGATTCCTAAGAACTCCAGATGAAACTTTATCTTTAGAGCAAAGACTAAATCGTAAGGTAGCTGCACATGGTGGTGCTAATCTTTTAGCAGTTGCTAAAGAAGAGATGAAGAGTATAAGGCAATTAGCTAAATGGACTATTCCAGGAACTTCTAAGAGACAACAGTTTGATCAGTGGGCTAGTGCTGTTAATTATAGTCGACGAGCTATTGATCCAGCTACTTCGGAAAGAGGATACTTCTATCAGTCTCCTGCTGAGTTAGGAGATCACTATCAGACTTTCTTTGGAAGACCTCCATCAGATGGAGAGATTCAAGCTTATTTCTCATTTGTTCGTGTAATAGAAATGGATGCTGTATTACGTGATATAGGTCTATATAGAAACATGTCGCGTCTAGGTACA